CGGCACATATTCAAAACATCCCTACGTTGCTCAAACTCTAGGGTGGTCCTGGTGGGCAGACAATCAACCTTCAACCGACCGAAGTTGTCGAGATGGAAGGTGGGGCGCTGGTTGATGACGTGCGGAAGTTGGCTATGCCTTTGCCGTTCAATGGTCCTAGTCCTGTTTTGTTCCAGCTGCTTGGCTTTTTGGTTGACGCCGGTAAAGGTGTCGTCCAGACTAGCTTTGAGAAGTTGTCTGACCAGAATCCAGCCGCACCGGTAGGTACGACCTTGGCTCTAATTGAGCAGGGTATGGTGGTGTTTAGCTCTATTCACTCTAGACTGCATAACTCAATGAGTCGGGTGTTTAAGATTATCCACCGCATTAACTCGGCGTATTTGACTGAGGAAGATGTAGAGGCACAGAAGTCCGGATTAACTATTGACCCTTCCGACTTTGACGGTGTCATGGACGTTATTCCGGTCAGTGACCCTGCTATTTTCAGTGAGACCCAAAGGTTTGCGCAGGTTCAGGCAATCATGCAGCGTGCAGCTATGCTGCCGCAGATGTATGATGCCCGTAAAGTTGAGGAGATGTTCCTCCGTAACCTGAAAATCAGCGATAGCGACGTGCTGGTTGCTAAACCAGGTTCGCAGGACATTGACCCAGTCAGTGAAAACGTGGCTGCGACCATGGGTCAGCCGGTGTACGTATTGCCTAAACAGGACCACATGGCGCACTTTAAGGTGCATTTAGCGTTCCTGAAGTCACCATTGTTTGGGCAGAACCCAGCGATTATGAAGACGTACCTGTATCCGATTGCGACGCACCTGCGAGACCACCTGCTCAACTACTACCTTGTCGAATCTCATGACGCAGTTGACAAAGCGCAGCGTCAAGAGTTGATTAAGGAAGAAGCCGATGAGCAAGTTAAGGTAATTCTTCAGGTTCAGCAGTTTATTGAGCAGCAACTCGGTGGATTCGCACCTGAATTGGCGCAACTCGACCAGGCCGCTCAGCAATTCAAGCCACAACCGCCAATGCCACCAGACAGCTCGATGCAAATTGCGCAGCTTAATGCTCAATTGCAGGGTCAAGCACTGCAGCAGAAGGCACAAGCCGACCAAGCTAAGTTGGCTCAAGAGCAACAGTCTAATCAGCAGTCCGCGCAGGTTAAACAGCTTGAAATGCAACAGAAAGACAAGGCTCAAGCCGATGAACTCAGCCGCGAACAGATGCGTCAACAGGCTGAGAACGAGAGAACCGCTGCCGAAATTGAGGCTCGCGTGGCTATGAACACCGCAGACAACGATACGGCTATGATGCTCGCAGCCGCAGAGATAGCAAGTGGCCAAAAAGTAGCAGTAAGTACCGGAACCGGCATCAACCCCAACCCTTAATTCAACAGGAGAAGCAAAATGAGTGACACACCCAAAACAGGTACCGTGCCGATGACCGGCGCACTGATTAAACAGAAGCATCGCCTTGCCGCCGGTGAGAAACTGAACGGCCAGACGCTGCCCCCAGAGCCAAAAATGCCAAAAACACCAGCATGAACGTAGAAACAAAGCTGCTCAACCGGATTAAAACGGCTCAGGCAGACTTTGCGCTGGAGTCGATGAAGAAACCCCAAAATCGCGACGCTTTTGAGTATGGGTATCGCGTCGGCGTGGTCGCAGGTTATGAAGCCGCCTTGAACATACTCTTTTCATTATTAGATGAGGAGAAAAACAGTGACAATGACCTTTGAGGACGCATTGGCGGAGGCTTTTCCGGTTGCAGAACCAGGAATACAGCCTTTCGGTAGCCGCGTTCTGGTTCAAATCCGTAGTCCTAAGCAGAAAACAGCCTCAGGCATCATAATCGACAGGGGTTCTAAAGATACCGAGAAATGGAATACGCAAGTAGGTAAGATTCTTGCAGTTGGTCCATTGGCATTCAAGAACCGTAATACGATGGAAAGCTGGCCAGAAGGTTCGTGGTGCAAAGAAGGCGACTATGTACGTGTCGCTAAATACGGCGGCGATAGATGGGAAGTACCACTGGCGGACGGTGAATCTGCACTGTACGTAATTTTCAACGATCTAGACATCATTGGGCAGGTAGTAGGCGACCCATTGTTGATTAGAGCATTCATCTGAAAGGGAGATGAGCATGGCTGAAGTAATGCGGGAAGATGACGAAGAAGTAAAAGATGAAGAAATTAAGATCATTGAAGATGACGTAACGCCATCCAATGAAGCCGAAGAAACCGAAGAAGACGAACGTAGTGCCAAGGCTGAGACCGACAAAGAAGATGATGAACGGGAAGCAATCCGTGAACGTCGTCGTCTTGAGAAGCTAGAGCGTAAAGACCGTCGTGACAAAGCTATCTCTCGTGACAAGATAGAGCTAGACTTTTTACGTAAGCGTAATGATGAACTAGAGCGTCGGGTTAGTGTTCAAGAGCAACGCACCCAGCAGTTAGACATTAACGGGTTAGACGCTCAAATCCAAGAAGCAATACGTCAGGCCGAAACTGCCGAGCGAGTAATTGCAAAAGCTGTGGAAGTCGGTAACGGTGCGGACGTAACCCAGGCAATGCGTTATCGTGACCAGGCTATAGCGAAAGCACAACAGCTCAACGGGGTAAAACAGCAGGCCGCTCAAAAGCCTCAGCAGGCACCTCAAATTGATGACATGACACTTCATTACGCTAATGAGTTCTTAGCGGATAATAAGTGGTATGACCCTCAAGGTAGAGATGAAGACTCCGCAATCGTCTTGGCTATTGATCAGGGTCTCGCTAGAGATGGTTTCAATCCTCAGACTGAAGAGTATTGGATAGAGCTTGAGCGTAGGGCGGCGCGACGCCTGCCTGAAAAGTTTGCTAGGACCAAGCCTAAGGAAAGTGAGCACCGCGAAGAGCGCCAGCCGAGGGGTGGTCCTACGGTGGGTTCCGGGCGTGAACACGCGCCTACGTCAACTCGTAAAGAAATCTATTTGAGCCCAGACCGTAAACAAGCTCTCATTGACGCCGGAGTGTGGGATGACCCCATTCTGCGGGTGAAATATGCAAAGAGGTATGCTGAATACGACCGTGCCAACAAGGCTTAATTTGCCTTTTCTTGAATTACAACCTATAATTTGTTTCAATCGCTGAAAGGAGCGAGTATTATGACCGACGAACGCTTGAAGAAATCTGCTGGTGACAACCGCGAGAGCCGTGCGATGGTAGATCGTACAAAAACGCAAAATCGTGAATTGTCAGATGACGAGCGGATTGAAATGTTCCGTCAACAATTTTTTCAGTCCTCATTACCGGACTTACCTAAATTACCTGGCTGGCATTGTTGCTGGCTTACTACGTCTAACCCACGAGATTCCATCCAGACGCGTATACGTTTGGGTTATGAACCACTGAAGCCTGAGGATGTTCCAGGCTGGGAATATGCCACCCTGAAGACAGGGGACTGGCAAGGTTTGATCGGGGTGAATGAAATGCTTGCTTTTAAATTGCCGATTAATCTCTACGAAATGTACATGAAGGAAGCGCACCATGACGCTCCTCTACGTGAAGAAGAGAAGTTATCAGATACTGCAGAGTATCTTGAGCAGCAAGCAAAGTCTTCAAAGTCGCGGTTGACAATGGGTGAAGGTAATGCGGAAATAGGACAAAGGCGGGAAGCTCTTTTTGATCTTTCCTGACGTGTAAACTTTCAATCCGTAAGGAGCAAACGAATGTCTTCGACTAGCGCACCATTCGGCTTCCGTCCGTCATACCACAACAGTGGTCAAATGCGTCCGAAAGCCTATACTATCGCGTCTACCTACGCTGCCAATATTTTTCAGGGTGATCCTGTTAAACTGGTAGATGCAGGTACTGTTCAACTTGGTACTTCTGACGGCACCCGTTCAGGCACCGTGGCCGGCATTACGCTGCTCGGTATCTTTGCTGGTTGCCAATACCTGGATTCTTCGGGCAAGCCAACGATCTCGCCATTCTGGCCTACCGGCGTGACTGGCACCGAGATTATTGCCTGGGTTTATGATGATCCAGAAACACTGTTTGACGCTCAATACACGAATCCGGGTACTCCTGGTACTACGACTATGCAAACCGCAGTCGGCGAAGAGTGTGATTGGGTTGTTGCGAGTCCTGGCGGTTCAACCCGCACCGGTCTCTCGACCACTCAGCTGGGTGTTATTGAAGCCACTTCTGGTCAATTCCAGATCACTGGTTTCGCAAATAACATCAATGACTCACTTACAGATGCTTACATTGTAGCGACGTGTCGTATCAACGAACACGCTTACAAAGCAGCTGTTAACTCGATCTAAGGAGGACCGGTAAATGGCAACCCCAATGAGAAGTACTGACTTTCGGTCAGTAGTTGAACCGATCCTTAACGAAGTCTTTGACGGCGTTTATGATCAACGTGCAGATGAATGGAAGATGGTTTTCCGTGAGCAAAAGGGTATCCCCCGTAACTATCACGAAGAGCCTGTTCTGTTTGGTTTTGGCGCAGCTCCAGAGCTGCCAGACGGTATGGCTGTTACGTACCAGTCCGGTGGTGTTCTGTTCCTGCAACGCTACCTCTACAAAGTCTACGGTCTGGCCTTCGCTCTGACCAAAGTCCTGGTAGAAGATGGCGACCACATCCGTATCGGTCAAACCTACGCTAAGCACTTGGCGCAGTCCTTGATTGAGACCAAAGAGACCCTCGCAGCTAACATTCTGAACCGTGCTTTTAACGGTTCTTATGTCGGCGGTGACGGTGTGTCCCTGGTCGCTACTGACCATCCTATCGTCAACGGCACGTTCAGCAATCAGCTGAGCACCGCTGCTGCTTTGTCGCAAACTTCGCTTGAGCAGATCCTCATTCAGATCCGTAACGCTGTTGACAACAACGGTAAGCGTATCCGTCTGACACCAAAGAAGATCGTTTCTGGTCCTTCTAACGTGTTCCAAGCTGAAGTGCTGCTCAAGTCCGCTCTGCGTACCGGCACCGCTGACAACGACATCAACCCAGTTAAATCTATGGGTCTGTTGTCGGATGGTCAAGCCAACCTTTCCCGTATCACGTCTACCACCGCATGGTGGGTACAGACCGATGCTCCGGAAGGTTTGAAGCTGATGATGCGTCGTGGTCTTGAGAAGTCGATGGAAGGTGATTTCGAGACCGACTCGATGCGTTATAAGGCTACGGAGCGTTATGTTCTGGGCTGGACTGACCCACGTGGCGTCTTTGGCACCTCTGGCGTCTAAGTAAGACACCCCACCGGACACAATCTGGTGGGGTTTTTTCTGGGTATTATTTAGTGTATCTGACCGCCCCAGCGGACGACATGCAGACAGATACGCACCACTCGCATGTGAGGAATATAAAATGGCTTCTACTACCTTCTCTGGTCCAGTAACGTCTACTAATGGCTTTATTGGCGCACTTACTGGCAATGTGACTGGCAACGTAACTGGCGCAGTCGCCGTCACTACGCTGGCCGCCGCTTCTACTTTGACTGCTGCTCAGTCTGGTACTACATTTTTCTTGAGTTCAGCTACTGAATTCGCAACGACCCTGCCCGCACCTGCGGCTGGCTTGGCTTACACTTTCATCGTGGGTGCTGCCCCCTCCGGCGCAAGCTATACTGTGGTGACTAACGCCAGCGCTAACGTCATCAAAGGTCAAGCGGTCAACGCCGCTGGCGCTGCTGGTGACACAGGCACAGCTGATGACACTATCTCTTTTGTTGATGGTCAAGCGGTTGCGGGTGACACTGTCACCGTGATCAGCGACGGTACTAGCTGGTTCGCTTACGGCATGTGCGCCGCCGCCGCTGGTATCACCTTCACACAAGCTAGCTAAATTGAGGGGGTTCGCCCCCTCATTTTAAGGAGATAAATATGGCTGACAACGTAACATCGCAAACGATCCTTGACGGTGAGCGCCTGTTCATCGGCAAGTTTACTAACATTTCAGATGGCACCGGTGAAGCCGCCGTTGTCAAAGTTGATGTCTCTACGCTGTCTGCTAACTCATTCGGGTTGGCGTGCAATGGTGTGAAAATCAACAAGATCTGGATGACCGTACACGGTATGGAAGTCCGCATCCTTTGGGACGCCGACGTTAACCTTCTGGCGTGGCAAGCGACTTCAAATGGTCCGTATTTGATGGACTTTTCGTCTTTTGGCGGTATACCCAACAATTCAGGTGCGGGTAAGAATGGCGACATCGCTTTCAGTACGCATGACGCCACCGCTGGTGACTCATAT